TTAGATGATTTTCCAGAATGGTGTTCTATTAAAGCAACATTTAGGGACAACCCTCGAATTTCAGAAACAGATATTGAAGAAGCTAGAAAATCAATGTCCGAAGCTGAGTTTAGACAAGAATACGAAGCAGATTTTAATACATACGAGGGACAAATTTGGAATTTTAATTTCCAAGAGTGTGTTTTCAACCGTGATGGAATGGAAACTGACAAAATGGATATTTTTGCTGGGCTGGATGTCGGTTATCGAGATCCTACAGCATTTTGCGTCCTCGGATACGATTGGGAGGAAGAAAAATACTACTTACTAGACGAATATCTCGATGCAGAAAAAACCACCGAACAGCATGCGATGGAAATTCAAAGACTTATGGATAAATGGGATATTGATTATATCTACATTGATTCTGCAGCGCAACAAACACGATTTGACTTTGCACAAAATTACGATATATCTACTATTAATGCGAAAAAGTCGGTACTTGATGGAATCGCACAGGTAGCAGGAATAGTAGAAAACAATAAATTAATGGTAGATCAGACATGTAAAGAAACATTAATGTCATTAGATCAGTACCAGTGGGACGCAAATCCTAATCTAGCAAGAGAAAAACCAAAACACAATAGAGCATCTCATATGGCAGATGCGCTAAGATATGCATTGTATTCTTTTGAAACTAGCAACAGCGGGTTTTAATGAGACCTTCAAAAAAATAGTTCTTGACTAGTAACCTCAAATTGGATATACTTTCGGTAATACAAAATGGATTTAAAAAGAGACGTCGTAAAATACATAAGAGATAAAGCAAAATCCAAATATGAAAAGGGATCCTCTTGTGAAATTTGCGGAGATACGGTTAAACTAGATTTCCACCATTTTTTTACTCTTTCCCCTTTGTTAAGGGAATGGTTGAAGGAAAAGCAAAAAGAGCGCCCAGAGCATTATACAAATGAATATGTTGTTATCTGGCGAGATGAGTTCATACAAGATAAATGGGCGGAGCTTTATAACGATACTGTTACTCTATGTCACAAACATCATTTAGAGTTGCATAGATTGTACGGTAGAAACCCTCCCTTAGTAACAGCACATAAACAAATGCGCTGGGTAGAAATTCAAAGAGAAAAACATGGCATGGTATGATCGATTAATAGGACGCAAAGCACCTGAGGATATAGAAGAAAAACTTAATCCTGCACAGCGCTACTTTGATCATAAAACAGAATCTTCCCGAGAATTTACTTTTCGGTATGAACGTGCCTATGAAGACCTAGAGATTGTAAATCGCGGTGTAAATCTTATTGTTGATGACGCTTCTGAAATTCCTACAACTGTAGGAGCTCAGATTCAATCCTTTAATAATATTGTAAAAGGTATAAAAGCATCAAAGGTAAAGCTTCTTTTAAATAAAGAGCCTAATCCTTTTCAAGATATTAGTACGTTTAAACGTAATTTAATTACTGATTTTTTATTGGACGGAAATATATTTATTTATTTTGATGGAGTACACTTATACCATCTTCCGTCTAGTAAAATGGTAATTCATGCAAGCGATAGTACTTATATTGAAAAATATACATTTAATGAGCAAATCGACTATAAGTCTAGTGAAATAATTCATGTAAAAGATAATTCTTTCTACTCCATCTACCGAGGAATATCCCGATTAAAGCCTGCGCATCGTACCATGATTCTTATGCAGCGTATGAGGGATTTTCAGGATAACTTTTTTAGAAATGGAGCAGTTCCAGGGTTGGTACTTAAAAGTCCGAATACTCTTTCAGAAAAGATTAAAGAAAGAATGTTGCAATCTTGGATGGCTCGCTATAAGCCCGATGCAGGAGGCAGGCGACCTCTTATATTAGATGGTGGTATTGAAATCGATTCAGTGGCAAATGTAAATTTTAAAGAGTTAGATTTCCAAAGCGCAATTGCAGAAAACGAGAGAATTATTTTAAAAGCGCTTGGCATACCACCCATTATGCTAGACTCTGGGAATAATGCAAACATTAGACCCAACATGCGAATGTACTATCTTGAAACAATTCTACCAATAGTACGAAAGTTAAACTTCGCATTAGAAAGATTTTTTGGATTTGAACTGACGGAAGATATTAGTAATATTCCGGCTCTTCAACCAGAGCTTCGAGACCAAGCACAGTATTATTCTGCTTTGGTAAATACAGGGATTATTTCCCCTAATGAAGCTCGTGACAACCTTGGATTTAAGAAAGTAGAAGGTTATGATGATCTTCGAGTGCCCGCGAATATTGCAGGCAGCGCAGCAAATCCAGACGAAGGCGGCAGACCTGTAGAAGGAGAAAATGAAGATGGCGAGGCTTAGAGTAAGGAACGAAATTTTAAAAGCATTGGGCATGTTTATGCTAGAAAAAGGAAAAATCCTTGAAAAGCATGATTATGACCAGTACGGAAATGAAGTTCCTATCCGATCTGGAATGGCGTTGAACCATTTTGGAAGTTGGTCAAGAATTCTTCAAACGATGGAAGGTACTATGCCAGATTTGTGGAATGAATTAAATAAGGCATCAGAACCGCCTCCTCCACCTCCACCTCCGCCAAAGCCTGAAACAGATCCTCTTGCAGAACTTGCAAAAACAGCAGAGGCTGCTTCAGTAAAGGAAGAAAGTGAAGATGATGAATAAAATTTTCAATCTTACCTCCAATTTTAAATCACACGCTACCGAAGACGGTAGTGTAATGATTCGAGGTATGGCAAGTACTTCGGACTTTGATCGTGCTGGAGACTCTATTTCGTCAGAAGCATGGACAAAAGGAGGTTTAACTAACTTTGAAAAGAATCCAATTATCTTGTTCAATCATAATTATGACAAGCCTATTGGTAGAGCAACGGGGCTGAAAGTAACTGATCAAGGCTTAGAACTTGAAGCTAAGATTAGTAAATCTGCCCCTGAATCAGTTTGTGAACTAATTCGAGATGGTGTCCTTGGAGCTTTTTCTGTCGGCTTCCGAGTCAAGGACGCTGATTATATCCAGGAAACCGACGGACTAAAGATTAAGGATGCTGAGTTGTTTGAAGTATCGGTTGTATCCGTTCCTTGCAATCAGACAGCTACTTTTTCTCTGGCGAAGTCCTTTGACTCTGAAACAGAGTGGGAAGACTTCAAAAAAACTTTCACCAATCGTGTCGATCTAGCCGGTCAGTCTCTGGCTAAGGACGAGGATAATTCCTCAAGCATAGCTAGTGAAACACCGGATGTAACCCTAGAGGTTCAAAAGGAGACAAAAATGTCGGAAGATGTAAAAACTCCCGAAGTCGACTTGGAAGCTTTTGCTAAGAAGGTAGCAGAGGAAACTGCTGCTAAAATTGCAATGAAGCAGGCCGAGCAAAAAGCAGCTGATGAAGCGGCTGCACAAGAAGCTGCAGAGAAAGCCCAGGCAGAAGCCGAAGCTAAAGCTCAGCAGGAAGAAGAAGTTAAGCAAGCTGTAGTAACTGGCGTAGAGTCAGGTACGGAGCAACTTCTTGCAGATATGCAAGAGAAGCTCACTGCTCGTGAAACGGATATGGCTGAAGTTCTCGCTCAGTATAAAAAAGAACTGGAAGAGAAGTCAGACGAAATCACTAAAATGCGTGACTCTAAGCGTGTATTCGCTGATCGCGCACAGAAGTCTGATATTTCAGCGTGGGGTCAAGATTTCTTGAACGCTCACATGCTGGGTGTTATGACTCAGAAAGGTTGGAATACTGACTTCGCACGTGATGTTCAGGAAAAGGCCGGTATTGATTACGCCACTAACGCTGGCGATATCGATCAGGAAGTTTCCAATCTTATCGAAAAGGAAATCATGAATGAGCTTAAAGTTGCTCGTATGTTCCGTGAAATTCCTGTAAACGGTAAGTCTACGGTTCTCCCGATCCAGGTAGACGTTGATCCCGCAGCGTGGGCAACTAATGCTACTTCTGGAAACCTGGAAAATCGTGGCGCATCAAACGCTACTTACCAGCCTAAGCAAGTTATCTTGAA